TAGACAATGTCGGGCAAGTTAAGTTTAGAAATATCGGGGCCGTATCTTGGTCTAGCACCAATTCGTCTGATGGAGCAGCAGATTTAGTCCTGGCTCGCGATGCCGCTAATACCCTCGCTCAGAGAAATGCTACCGCTGCCCAGCGTTCGAACCTTTATGGGACGTTTACCAATGCCTCTAACTACGAACGGATGTTCCTAGAGTACAACACGAGTGCTACGGCCTACCGCATTGGCACTGAGAGAGCAGGAACTGGATCTGCTAGGGCACTGGAATTGCAGACGGATGGAACAACTCGCATGTCAATCTCTGCCGCCGGTGCGGTGACAATCGGAGCGGTCACGTTGCCTGCGACAGACGGGACAAGCGGACAGGTTTTAGCAACCAACGGGTCTGGTGTTGCAACGTGGCAGACCAGAGCAACGAGAGCATTCGCAGTAGCAATGGCGGTGGCGTTATGAAAAAACTACTTGGCGTAGATATTGTTGGAACCGCAACGCTCAGCCCTGGTATCGGCGGTGTGGGTACGGTGACGTTTACCGGGCCGGTGTTAGGGCTACAGCAAATCCTCGTTGTGACCAACGTCACGCGAAACACGATCATCTACAACTTCGCGGATCCAGACGCAGGCGAAGCGGCATTCGCAAATAACGTACTGACGCTGACGGCTAACACGGCAACGCAATCGGCGAGCGATGTACTTCAAGTGTTCGTCGATGTGCCCGAAGGAGATTTTCCGACGCCGGTTGCGGACAGCGAGGGTCGCAATACTCTATCTCGAATCTTGCAGATGCTCATGGCTCCATTGGGCTACGACAAGAGTTTGCAGCGTCAGCGAGTCACTGGCGTGATCGAAAGCGGCACCGTGACGACAGTAACGACGGTAACTACGGTAACTACGGTAACAGGCTTGACCAACATCGACGGTCGAAACGGCGCGATGCTCATTAACCAAACAAATCTTGATGCCTGGGCAAGTTGCGTTCGGGCAAGAATCACATAAGGATCAAACATGGCAAACACATTTAAGAAGGTCATCGACCGCATGCTGTGGGCACAAGTCGCGCCTGCGCCGAACGCTCACGCTGCCGGTTCGTCGATGTGCTCGGATATGCGTAACGACACTTCGCGTAATCCCTTTGTCTACAATCTCATCAGCAACTCGATCCTGAACCGCTACAACATTGTTTCGAAGGCGTGGCAGATCGTCACCGCCACGCCGCTGACGGCGGGCACGTTCGGCGCCGGTTCTGCCAGCGTTTTCGCCCCTTCGTTCGGTGCGGTTGGCACCATCGCGGCGGGCGCGACGACGACCAGCATCACGCTGACGACGGCGCTCCCCACAGCGGTCGGCGTGAACATGCTTGCCAATCGCGGCGGTTCTGGCGAACTTGGGTTTAAAATTCGCATCACCGATACGACGGCGGGTAAAACCGAAGAACGATTTATCATCGGAAACACGGCGAGCGCGACGCCGACAATCACGCTTGAAGCGGCGCTGACGTTTACGCCCGCGACAGGCGCGCGATACGAACTTCTTTGCGGTCGCGTATTCCTGCTCGGCTCAGGCCTTATGGCAGCGGGCACGTTCCGCACGTTTGAACCGGCTTCCAACACGCTCGCCAACCGTTCAATCGTCAACCTTCCGGCAACGCTCACGACCGACAGCGCGATGATCGCGTTGGATGAACTGTACGTTCCCTACGACCACAAGCCAGGGGAAGGAATGGTCAAGGGCGGGTTTACTTACGATACCGGCCTGCTATCGTTGACCGCAACCGCATCCGGCGCGTCCACGTTGACGGGTCAGGCGGCAGGCGGCGATGCCGTAATTTTGGCGAACGAATACCGCAACTTTCAAATCCGCATCGTTCAAGACACCACGACGCCTGCCGCCGTGGGCCAGCGCCGCATCATCGCGTCGCATACGGCGGGTGTTTCGCCGGTCTACACGCTTGGCACGGCGTGGACGACAACGCCTAGCGCCAGCGCCAAATTTGTCATCGAACAGCCGAACCTGATCGTTTTGCGAACGACCGCCAACACCACCACATATACCTACAACTACACGGACGCGACGATCAACAACGGCACAAACTCAATTGCCGCTGACGCTTGGTCTACTACTTATTTCGGCACGGCCCCGGCAGCAAACGCAGTTGGGTGTTTGTGGGCGCAATCGTTCGGTATCCAGCCCGATCCCGCGCGAAACGCCCGCCACAGCTTTAACTATTTCTGGCGCGGCGGTGCGGTGACGCTTGACCTGCTCGACATCGCGGGCGGCACGACTGGCCTATGGACGGGCGCTGTCGCCTACGACGGCAACGTGAACTCGTTCGGCACCGGCACGACCGGGCACTATTCTCCGTTTGGGCAAGAGGGCCGATACACTTACATCAACGTCTACGTCGCCAGCGCGATCAGCCAAATCTACCGCTTCGACGCCAAGAACCGCGTGTTTTCGCCTTACACGCCGACCGACTTTGTTCAGGCTGGCACCGCCGCGATTGGCGGTCGCATGTCGGCGTATGCAGCCATTGACGGAACTGATAAGTATGACGTAGTGCTTTTGCAGTCTCACCTCTCAACGATCAGCCAAGAACTTATTCCATTGGTGTAATAAATGAGCATAGCTGAATTGACTTTGTTAGTCGCAAACAAGCTAAAATCACTCAACTCGCAAATTGCAACCGCGACAGTCAACGGCGAAGTTGCCGACGTGGTGCGTTTGCAATCGGAGATCGAAATTACGACTGTGACTCTTAACCAACTCAGGTCTCTACAATGATCGACTTGACTCAATTGACCCAAGAACAACGCTGGGGCGTAGACTTCGCAACACTCGAAGCCAACAAACCCATCCAAACCGAGAACGAACAAATCAACGCAAGCAATGCAAGCGCGAAGCAAGCGGACAAGAAGCCACTCAAAGAACTGTTCACGCCGCAATCGTACCTTGAGTCGGTGATGCGATCGGCTTGTGATTCGTATTATGCGCAACTTGTCGATTTCAAGAAGAAGTCGGCGTTGCAGATGTTTGATTCTCTCACCCCAGAACAACAAGCGGCACTCGTAGCCCAGTTGCACATTCCTGACGTTTTGCCGGAGTAATGATGCACCTCGAAATCAGCAAAGAAGAACAACAGCAACTGATGGCATGTCTTGATCTCGCCGTCAAGCAAGGTGGCTTGCAGGCCGCAAGTGTGCTGTTGCCGTTGGCAGCGAAGATCCAAGCATTGAAGGACGAATCGGATGGCAACGCAGACGCTGGAGTTTAGTGCCGGTACTGGCCTGACGCTTTCTTGCAGGCTGTTTGCTCTTGGCAGCGATACGGTTGTTGACACGCAGACCGCGACCGAGAAGACCAACGACAAGAACCGCTACAGCGTTGCGTTTACGTCGATTCCTGCCGGTGCGTATCGCATGAATGCGTTTGTTGGTGCGACGGGTGGATTTGCCAACGAGGTGTACGACCTCACGTTGAGCACGGCGACGTTTTACCCGCGCGAAGAAGCGGCAGCGGGCGGTATTGACGCGGCGGGTGTGCGTGCTGCTGTGGGACTCGCTGGGGCAAACCTCGATACGCAACTGTCTGGCATCGCTGCCAAGACGCAATTGATCACCACGGGCACCGTCACCTACTCCGGCCCGGTCGATCCGACTGGCAAAATCACCGCGCCCATCATTCGGGGTGACGATTACTTGGCCGCCAACGGTCGCGCGTTTAGCTGGACGTTCTCGGCCATCGCTGGTTTGTCTGCGGCGACCTGCACGTCGCGGCTCGGGTTTAAGAGTGGGACGACAACGCTGGTCGTCAATGGCACCGTGACCGACAACGGCAACGGAACATGGACCGCATCGCACGATGTCACACGCACGCAATCGGCGACGCTCACCCAGCAGCAATATGATTGGTCCGTCGAGATCGTCCACAGCGGCGGGACCGAGATCACCCCCGTACGATCCGGCCGCGGTGTCACCGTCGCCGAAAAGTATTCGTAAGCAATGATAGCCGAGGGGCGCAAGCCCCCGGGTTGAACTGCTCGCGACCTTGCGACGTTTGCCACGCTTCCACCCGGATGCTCGCGCATCTCGGCTACTAATTATGCGACTCACGCTCCAGATCAAAGACTCCTTTTTCGATCGGCCCAAGGTCGTTGCGGCACTCGGTCGCGCTCGCACGAAAGCACTGTCCCGCGCGGGTGCATTTGTCCAACGCCGCGCACGGTCCAGCATGCGACGGCGAAAAAAATCGTCCGCACCCGGTCAACCGCCATCAGCACATAGCACGTCGAACCGAAGCCTGAAAACCATTCTGTTTGCGTTCGATGGACGCGTCGATCGCATGATCGTCGGGCCCGAGGAACTCAACCAAGTCACCGACACCATCACTGCCCGAACCACCGTCCCGGCCCTGCATGAGTTTGGCGAGACGGCGATGATCCTAGAAAAGCGATTTGTCCCCACCGTCGGCCAGCCGTCGCGATGGCGACGCATGGATCGACGCCGCAGTCTGCGGCTGTACGCCAACGGCCGCGAACAAACCCGCCGCCGTGCGGCTCAATACGCGAAACGTCCCTTCATGGGCCCCGCCCTCGCAGCCGAGGCCCCGAAATTCCCCAATCTGTTCGGCAATAGCATTAAGGCAACCTAACCCATGTCCGCAGCTGGCATCCGCGCAGGACGCGCCTACGTCGAGATCGGCACCGATCAAACCCTGTTTGATCGTGGCGTCAAGGCCGTGCGCGCGTCCATGCAACGACTGTCCGCGAGTGCAGCAACCATCGGCCGTACGTTGTCATCGGGATTCGGCGCCGCCAACGGCGCGTTGAAAACGATGGCCGGTGGTTTGCTGAATACGCGGACGCTGCTCGCGTCCGCGATCGGGAGCGCGGGGCTGGGGATGCTCGCCAAGACGTTTGCCGACGCGGGAAGCGATTTAGACGACATGGCGCAACGGACCGGCGCAACGGTCGAGGAGCTGAGCGCGCTCGGATTCGCGGCCAAGATGAGCGGCACCGACATCGGCACCGTCGAAAAAGCAATCCGCAAACTGCAGCAGTCGGGAAAGGGGATCTCGGGCGCGACGGCAACGCAATCGCTCATGGTGTACGCGGACCAAATCGCTGCCATCGCCGACCCTGCAAAGCAAACGGCGATGGCGATCGAAATCTTCGGCAAATCGGGGGCGTCGCTCCTGCCGATGCTCAAAGGGGGATCCGCAAACATGGCGGCCCTCGCAGCCGAGGCGCAGCAGCTCGGGATCGTGATGAGCGGCGAGGATGCGGCCGCAGCCGCCCAGCTCGGCGATGTGTTCGACAAACTGTCGATGGCGTCCCAGGGACTCATTCGATCCCTCGGCGCGGCCCTCGCCCCCACCCTGATCGAGCTGGGTCAGTCGCTGATCTCGACAATGTCCACCGTATCGCAATTCATCAACGAGAATCGGGACCTGATCGCGTCGCTGTTTTCCGTTTCCACCTACACCAGCCTCGCCAGCAGTTTATTTTCGTACCTCGGTCAATCGATGGCTTACCTGCTCCCCGTCAGCCAAGGAGTCACTGATGGGATCGCATCCGGTTGGTCAAGCCTGATGGAGTGGATCTCGCCTATCCTCGACGGCGTGACTACGGCACTCATGAGCGGGCAATGGGCCGCCGCTGGAAAAATCGCAATGCTGGGACTCGAGCAAGCCATACGCATCGGGACGCAACCCATCTACAACATCTGGACCGACGTCTACTCGTTCCTTGCAACGACTACCGTGTCCATGATGGCCACGATCGCCAACACGTTTGCGTCCGGTTGGACCAGCGTGGTGAACGGGTTTGCCACCGCGACAACGTCGCTAACGAACATCTTTGCATCCATCCCGGGAACACTGATGCAGGGGTTCAATATCGCCATCACTTGGCTGACCGGCGCGTGGGATTCGACCGTCAGCTACATCTCGAAAAAACTGCTCTACCTGTACTCGCTCTTCGACAAGTCGGTCGACTACGAAGCAAAGGCAAAGCAGATGGACATCGACGCCGCAAAACGAGCCGAGGAACGTCAGAAAGCACTCGACGCGGCCAATAACAAACTGCAAGCGGATACAGATAAGGCTAACGACGATCGTCTCAAGGCGCTCGACGAAGCCAACACTAATCGAGACAAGTCTACGGCCGATGCCAACGCGAAACGCAGCGAATTTGCCAGCGGGGTCACGCAGGGGATCCAAGACCAAGCCAACGAACGCAAATCGGCCTTCGACGCTCGCATCCAGCAGATCGGCGACGAGATCGCGAGCACGATTAAGGAAGTCAATGATAACGCTGTCGAGAAAGCCGTCGAAGAACGCAATCAACGCGCTGCGGACAAAGCCGCACGCGAACAAAATCGAGGACCGCAATTAACCATGCCCCAAATGCAGACGTCCATGGGTGACGCTCAAAAAGCGGTCGGTACGTTCTCTGGATTCGGCGCGGGGCTGGCCAGCGGCGGCGGCGTGAACAACTCGCTGCGG